CAAACAAGCAGCCGTTGGCACAACGATTGCATTATTAGAACGTGGTTCACGTGTAATGTCAGCCATACACAAAAGATTATACGTTGCAATGAAACAAGAATTTAAATTATTAGCTGATGTATTTAAAACTTATCTACCACCAGAATATCCTTATGATGTTGTAGGTGGACAAAGAAATATTAAAGTTGCAGACTTTGATGAAAGAGTTGATATTATCCCTGTGGCTGATCCAAACATCTTTTCACAGACACAAAGAATATCTATGGCACAAACCGAACTGCAATTAGCAAGTTCAAACCCACAGATTCACAATTTATACGAAGCGTATCGTAATATGTATGAAGCGATCGGTGTAAAAAACATAGATCAGATCTTGCCGCCGCCTCAACAACCTACTCCAATCGATCCGGCAGCAGAAAATATTTTAGCTTTGTCTGGAAAACCTTTCCAAGCGTTCAAAGGACAAGACCACAGAGCACATATCACAGTGCATTTAAACTTTATGGCTACAAATTTAGCTAGAAATAATCCAATCGTACTTGGATCTTTAGAAAAAAACATCTTTGAACACATATCTTTGATGGCACAAGAGCAAATCGAGATAGAATTTAGAGAAGAGTTACAACAATTAGCGCAATTACAAGCAAATCCAATGCTTGCACAACAAGATCCTAACGTTCAACAACAAATTTTATCGTTAACTTTAGCGATGGAGTCTAGAAAAGCAAAATTAATTGCAGAAATGACAGAAGAATTTAAAAATGAAGAGAATAAAATCATGGGTCAATTCGGAAATGACCCTGTTGCGAAGTTAAAAGCAAGAGAATTAGATTTAAGAGCCGCTGACGACGCTAGAAAAAAAGACGAAGGCGAAGAAAGATTAAATTTAGATAGAATGAGAGCTATGATGAACCAATCTAACTTTGATGACAAGCTAGAACAGAACAAAGAACTAGCAATGTTAAGAGCTGGCGTAAGTTTAGCAAAAACTGGCGCTAAAAAAGTAGAGATTGAGGAGAAATAGTATGCCGTTGAACGAAAAAGGTAGAAAAATCATGAAATCTATGAAAAAACAGTACGGTAAGAAGCGTGGCGAAACAGTTTTCTATGCCTCTAAGAACAAAGGTGTTATAAAAGGCGTTGAAAAGAAAAAAACAAGGAGAAAAAATGGAAAAACTAGATAATATTAAGGAAGTTAAAGTTGGCGAGCAGCAAACTGAGATCGATCCTAGATCTAAGACAACTGCAGACAAAGCATTTAACTTAATTAGTACAGGTGGACCTGAGATTGAAGTACAAGGTCAGGGTAAAGTGATGCCTGAGAAAAGAAGAAAATCAAAGGCTTACTAATGGCTTGGTTCAGTTTAGCAAAGATTGCTATGCAGGCTGGCGCAAAGATATATTCTAACCGTCAGAAGACTAAAATGGCAATGTCTGATGCACAATTAATGCATGCAGAGCGTATGGCTCGGGGTGAGGAAGCTTACCAGGGCAAACTTCTTGAAGCCAGACAATCGGACTGGAAAGACGAATTTGTATTGATTATTTTGTCGGCTCCGATTATAGTGTTGGCATGGGCAGTCCTAAGTGACGACCCTGCTGCGATGGAGAAGGTAAAACTATTCTTTGAATACTTTTCAACCCTCCCAAGTTGGTTTACAAATTTGTGGATCCTTGTTGTAGCAAGTATTTTTGGTATTAAAGGTACACAAATATTTAGAAACGGAGGTAAAAAATAATGGCTAAGAAAAAGAAAAGTAAAATGAAAAAAATACTAGGTGCTGCTTTATTAGCAGGACTTGGTGCAGCAGCGTTACGAGGCAGAAAAGGTGGTGGTGATCCAAACATGATTAAAGGAGTTACTCCTATGAACACAGGGGACACTGGTATGCCAGGATTTACTTTTGAGGATATGATGATCCAAGAGGGTGGTACAGGTATTTCACCTTTCATGGCAGCTAAAGGCGGAAGAGCAGGCTATGGAAAAGGCGGAAAAGTTTCAAGAGGCTGTGGTAAAGTTATGGCTGGCAGAAATAAAAAAACTAAATATATCTAAGGAGAAGATATGCCAAATAAAAGATACAACAAACAAGTGCCTGGATTTATGAAAGGTGGACGTGTTAAAAAAATGAAAGGTGGTTCTGCAAACGGTAAACCCGTAAGTAAAAGCAAGAACCCAGGTTTAGCTAAAATGGCTAAAACTGCAAAAGGAAAAGCAGCTGTTAAAAAAATGGGTTTTAATCCAAATAGAATGGTTGCTAAAAAAGGTGGAAGAGCATAATGACAAAACTTTGTCCTAGAGGTAAAGCTGCAGCGAAGAGAAAATTTAAGGTATATCCCTCAGCATATGCTAACGCATACGCTAGCAGAATTTGTGCGGGCAAAATAAAAGATCCATCTGGAGTAAAAAGAAAAGATTTTAGAGGAAGAAAACCATCTGCAACGGGTGGACGAGTCAAAGCTGCTGGCGGAGGTTTGATGGAAGCAACACAAAGATTAAGAAGACAAGGTCTTAGAGGTGGTGGTTTCATGGCAAAGCGAGCAATGTTTTATGGCAAGTAACGGTCTAGATAAATGGTTCAAACAGAAATGGGTCGATATTGGGAGCAAGCGAAAAGATGGCTCCTTTGCAAAGTGTGGCCGTTCAAAACAAAAAGCAGACGCGAAACGGAAGTATCCAAAATGCGTACCCCTTGCCAAAGCCACACGGATGACCGACTCGCAAAGGGCGAGTGCTGTCAGACGAAAAAGAGCGGCAGGTAATACAGGACCTAAACCCACAAATGTAAAAACATTTGCAGGTAGAAAGAAGATGGGATTAGGGGGATTAGTATGAGAAACGATTTCCAAGTAAGAGAAAAATTAGCAAAAGGTGGTATGCCACCTAGAAACAAAACGAACTTTAGACCTACAAAGTCTGGAGCAGGCATGACAGAAGCTGGGGTCAAAGCCTATAGAAGAATGAATCCCGGCTCTAAACTAAAAACAGCCGTGACTGGAAAAGTGAAGCCAGGATCAAAAGCTGCCAAACGCAGAAAATCTTTCTGTGCAAGATCACTAGGACAAATGAAAAAATTCCCTAAAGCAGCCAAAGATCCAAACTCACGTCTTCGTCAGGCAAGAAGGAGATGGAAATGTTAAAGAAGAAAAAAGCGATTAAAAAAGTTATGAAAGGTTTGCAAAAAGCATCTAAAACACACGCAAAGCAAGCTAAAACATTAAAGGGAGTTATCAATGGCGGATCCAAAAGTCGGAACAGGTAAAAAACCAAAAGGATCTGGAAGGAGGTTATACACAGATGAAAATCCAAAAGATACTGTCGGAATTAAATTTGCGACTCCAAGTGATGCTCGCAGGACGGTCGCGAAGGTTAAAAAGGTTAATAAGACGTTTGCGAGGAAAATTCAGATTTTAACTGTTGGTGAACAGCGCGCCAAAGTTATGGGTAAAAGACAAGTCGCTGCAATATTTAAGAAAGGTAAGGAGAGTATAAGAAATGCTAGAGGCACTAAAAAAAAGATATGAGGCACAAGTTGCTGAAGGAATAGCAATTGTTAACGTTTATTTAAAACACCCTGTTGGGATTGGTGAACACCCTCAACACTTGGAAGAGATAGATAAACTATTGGATAAAATTAAAGAGGCAGAAGAGAAGATTTCTTTAATAGATAGGTGGGTGAAATAATGGACGGAATGGAAATAATAGGAAAGCTTAGAAAGCTTATAACTCAAAGATATGAAGATATTGTTGCGGCCATGACGAGTGGTGGTGTTGACAATATGGAGAAATATAACTATATGTTGGGACAGATACGAACGTATCAATATATTATTCAGGAGATATCTAGCCTGCTAAAACAAAAGGAGCAAAATGACAAAGACGGAACAATCATCAAAATCAACAGAGATTCCTAAACATAGGAATGCACTCATAGAAAAATACGAGAAACAACCGGAAAAGACAGTAACAACAGAAGCTACAAAGCTTCCCAAACCTACAGGTTGGAGAATGTTAGTATTGCCTTTTAAAATGAATGAAAAAACTAAAGGTGGATTAATATTAGCAGAAACATCTTTAGAAAAACAACAAGTTGCATCGCAGTGTGGACTCGTTCTTAGAATGGGACCGGATTGCTACAGAGATAAAGAAAGATATCCAGAAGGTCCTTGGTGCAAGGAAAAAGACTGGGTGATCTTTGCAAGATATGCAGGATCAAGAATAAAGATAGAAGGGGGTGAAGTTAGAATGTTAAACGACGATGAGATTCTAGCGACCGTGGATAACCCAGAAGATATCATCCACGAATTTTAACATAGGAGGAAGCTATGCAAGCTGAAGATAAAACAGTCGACATTGATACATCAGGCCCTGGTGCTGAAGTTCAATTAGAAGAAAACAAAAAACCAGAAAATGAAACAGTTGAGGTTCAAAATGAAACAACTACTGAAGACAACGTTAAGTCCGATGATACATCTGAGAAATCTGATGAGCAGTTGGATGTTCGAAGCGATGAGAACAGTGAAGAACAAAAGACAGAGAAGAAGGAAGAAGTAAAAGAAGAAAAAGACGAACACGGTAAGTACAGTGAATCAGTTCAAAAAAGAATTGCTAAACTGACTAAAAAAATGCGTGAAGCTGAAAGACAAAGAGAAGAAGCTTTAGCATTTGCTAGAAGAATACAAGATGAAAATAAATCTTTAAATTCTAGAGTGAACGTTTTGGATACAGACTATGTGGCTGAGATGGAAGGCCGAGTCAAATCTTCTTTGTTAGCGGCTCAACAAAAGTTGATTGCTGCTAGAGAATCTGACGATAAGAAAGCAGAGGTAGAAGCATTAACTGCAATATCTCAGTTAGGTTATGAGCAAGCAAAAGTTGCTGAACTCAAAACTAAACAAGAGATGGAAAAGAAGGTTGCTGCTGAAAAACCTAAAGAAGAGGCTAAACCTTATCAACCAACAGTACAGGCGCCTGATCCAAGAGCAGAGGAATGGGCTACTAAAAATGAGTGGTTTGGTAAAGATAATGCCATGACTTATACTGCTTTTGATCTTCACAGAAAACTAACTGAAGAAGAGGGCTTTGATCCACAAACAGACGAATATTATAAGGAAATAGACAAAAGAATAAGACTTGAATTTCCTAATAAATTTGATAAACCTGTGGAGAAGACGACAAGTAAACCTACACAAACTGTTGCATCTGCAACGCGTAGTCCAAAGACTAGTCGCAAAACGGTAAAACTCACACCAAGCCAAGTAGCAATCGCTAAAAAATTAGGTGTGCCACTAGAAGAATATGCGAAACAACTGATAAACACGAAGGAGGTATAGGCATATGACAAATAAACAACCAACTCGTGCGAGCCAAACAAGAGAAAAAACAGAACGAAAAAAAGTTTGGACTCCACCATCGTACTTAGATACACCCAACGCGCCGGACGGATTCCGACACAGATGGGTCAGGACTGAAGTTCTCGGGTACGTCGATACTAAAAATGTACAAGGAAGATTAAGATCCGGGTACGAGTTAGTTAGAGCAGACGAATACGGCGAGGATGAATATCCAGTGATCACGGAAGGCAAATATTCTGGGGTGATCGGGCACGGAGGCCTTGTGCTGACAAGGGTACCAATTGAGATCGCGCAACAGCGTGCAGCTTACTATGCTAATTTAGCTAGTGAAAACGTTGAAGCAGTCGATAACGACCTCATGAAGGAACAGGACAGAAGAATGCCTATCAATATTGATAAGCAGTCTCGTACAACCTTCGGTGGCAAGAAAAGTTAATTTTTTAACGATTCAAACCAACGAGTAAACAAAACAAGGAGAAACGAAAATGGCAAACGCGTCATCAACAGGTTTCGGATTGAAACCTTTAAAGAAAGCGGGTCAGAATAGAGATGCCGGTGGATTAGGAGAATATCCAGTAGCAGCGTCTGCGACGGCTATTTACAACCAAGACATGGTTGCAATGGCTAACTCAGGCACAGCAGCAGTAGCTGCAGCAGCTACGGAGAACAACCTAGGTTCACTTAATGGTGTTTTCTTTACGAACGCTTCGACAAACAAGCCAACGTTTCAAAACCACTTATTAGGCTCTAACACAGCTACTGATATTGTGGCATTTGTAACTGATGATCCACACCAGGTCTATGAGATCAGATCTAATAACTCTGGTGCATCAGCGCAAACTGACGTTGGTAATACAGCTGAGATCTCTTACTCAGCGGGTGCAACTCCTAATTACATATCTAAAACAACTTTAGATGACAGTACGTTAGGAACTACATCTCAACAATTAAAAATTGTTGGTGTAAGTAGAGACATCGATAACGATGATCTTACATCAGCAAATGTTGTATGGAGAGTCGTGATAAACGAACACTTCTTCAAGCAACATACAGGTATCTAATAGGAGGATAAAATTATGGCGATATCACGTAATCAACTAGTCAAAGAACTAGAGCCAGGATTGAATGCCCTATTCGGCCTGGAATACAAAAGGTATGAAAATCAGCATGCTGAGATTTATACTACAGAGTCATCTGACAGAGCTTTTGAAGAAGAAGTTATGTTGTCAGGTTTCGGACAAGCGCAAACAAAACCAGAAGGTTCTGGTGTAGCGTTCGATAGTGCTCAAGAAACTTTCACAGCGAGATACACTCACGAGACAATAGCTCTTGGGTTTTCAATCACTGAGGAAGCAGTTGAGGACAACCTTTACGACAAACTAGCTTCAAGATACACGAAAGCTTTGGCTAGATCGATGGCAAACACAAAACAAGTGAAAGCGGTTAACCCGTTAATTCAAGGTCTTCCTTCAACGGACAACTTTGATTCAGGTGATGGTGTTTCTTTATTTAACACTTCTCACACGACAATAGCGGGATCATTTAAAAACACTTTAAGCACGCAAGCTGACTTAAACGAAACTTCATTAGAGCAGTCGTTAATCGACATTGCTGCAATGACAGACGAAAGAGGTCTTAAGATTGCTGCTAGAGGTGTGAAAATGATTGTTCCAAGTGAACTACAATTCACAGCTGAAAGATTGATGAAATCTCAAGGCAGAACAGGAACAGCTGACAATGATGTAAATGCTATCGCATCTATGGGAATGGTCCCTCAAGGTTACAGAGTTAATAACTTTTTAACTGACACGGACGCGTTCTACATCATTACAGATGTACCAAATGGTATGAAGTATTTCGAAAGAGCACCTATCACAACTAAAATGGAAGGTGACTTCGATACTGGAAACGTAAGATACAAAGCTAGAGAAAGATACGTATTTGGCGTATCAGACCCTAGAGGTATTTTCGGCGTAGAAGGTGCGTAATACTTACTAAATTAAAATTAAAAGGGGGCTTCCGAGCCCCCTTTTTTTATGATAAAGAAGAAAGGCAACCATGAAAAATTTCCGTGTACAAATCAGATCTAGGGGTTATTACGCCGATTTTAACCTTACATCAGAGGATAATGAAACAGCCTTTGAAAATGCACTAGTTGACAAACTAGGACAAAATGATATTGTATGGGAAAAAGATGGATTTAGTAATCCGTTTAAAACTTGGAT